ATGCAACTGACATTAGTTCGTCATGGGGAAGCTGCTCCACCAGTAAATGGTAATGATATTAAACGTCCCCTTACTGCGCGTGGACATGCACAAGCCGAGCAAACGGCAACGTTTTTAAAAGATATTGTAAAACCAGATATTTTTGTTGTTAGTCCTTTGCTGCGTGCTCAGGAAACGTTGGCGCATATCCAGACCTATTTTAAAGATGTGCCAGTACTGTTATGCGACAAAATTAAGCCTGACGATGATGCAAAAGAAGCGATTGAATGGCTATCCCAAATTCCTTATGAGTCGATTGTGGTTGTTTGCCATATGAATGTGGTAGGGCATATTGCAGAGTTACTGACTCATGAAAATTTCAATCCATTTGCACTTGCTGAAGCAAGAATTTATGATCAAGCTGTTATTGCAAATGGTTTATCAACACAAAAAAATAGTTTTATACCCACAATATAATTAAAAAGGTTATTTAGCCCACATGCTGTACATATTGTTGATAAAGTTGAGTTGAAAATTATTCTCATAATTTTAGACTTGTTAAATATCAACAATCTATATTGTTTTTGTGGGTTAAATTAACCTGTTTTAGTCACCTATATTTGCACCATATAGTGATTATTTTGACTATTTTTTTTATAAAATGAGTAAAATAAAAAGTAATCTGCACCAAATCTGCACCAAGAATGAAATTACCTAAACCTATCAAGCGTGGGCAAACGTACCGTATTACTGTGACCTACGAAAACAAAAGATATTCATGCACCAGAGACACAGAAAAAGAATGTGAACAATGGGCAGCTATGAAGTTGCTTGAGCTGAAATCTGGAAAAGTACAAGAAGAAAAGGGGATAAAGACACCTTATCCTTTTAAGATGCTGTGCGAAAAATACTATGCAGAGAAAGGCGTTAAATTAAGATCAAAGCATGTCATTAGAAATAAGCTGGACAATCTGGAACGTATTGTTGGTGAATTGGCATCTAAATCAATATATGACTTCAAGCCAAGCGATATAGCTAGGTGGCGAAATAAAAGGGTACTCGAAGTAAAAAATGGAACCGTCTTATATGAATTCTCTATTTTTTCCTCAATATTTACCTATGCTCAAAAGGAATTATTTTTAATTGAATCTAATGTTTGGCAAAACGTAATTAAACCTGAAAAGGGGAAGAGCCGAAGCCAGCGTATTACTTTTGACGATCAAGAAAAAATTCTACAGCAAGCCAAGTGGGATAAAAATAATCCTCCAAGATTCGTAAAGCATTATGTATGTTGGGCAATGTTATTTGCACTTGAAACAGCAATGAGGCAAGGCGAAATTCTTAGTATGCGTAGAGAGGACATTAAAGATGGATTTGTCCACCTTCCTATGACGAAGAATGGAGAGTCTAGAAATGTGCCATTGTCTAAAGAAGCAAAAAGACTTTTATCAATACTACCGTCAAACACTGATCTTTTACTGCCAGTTAAAGCTGAAACTTTTAAACGGACATGGATAAAAATTCGTGATGCTGCTGATCTGAAGCACATTAACTTTCATGACACACGACATGAAGCAATTACAAGAATGGTGAGAGAAAGGAAGCTCCCAGTTGAAGTACTTGCAAAAATAACAGGGCATAAGACTATTGGTATTTTAATTAACACTTACTACAACCCTAACGCCCAAGACCTTGTAGAAATGTTTAATAGTAGTGAGAGCTAGTTAGCTCTCTTTCTACCACGTTTGTTTGCATCTTTTTTAGTTAGTATTTGTCGTGCTCGCTCAGGGTCATACATGTGCTTACCTTCTGTACCTTGATTGATTGAGACAAGCTTTTCTCGAATGGTAGTAACACTTAAGTTATATACCTTCGCCAATTCAGCGGCACTTACTAACTCTTGTTTAACTTGCTCAAGCTTGGTGACAATAGCACCGCCAAGGTTTTGACCAAGTAAAATCTGAGGAGGGGTATCACCCTCCAAAGTGATTGAAAACTGCATAATCCCCATTTCACCCCTCCTTACTTTCCGCTTTAACAAAATCTGTACCTTCTGGATCTACTCCAAGATCAACACAAAGCTGATATCCATGTGAGGCACCTGTACAAGCCATATACATGGCATGGTGCCAATTGAGTTGTTTTTTCTTTGTCTTGCTCGAACGCAAAGCCCAGTAAAGTCTCTCTTTTAGGTATTCTTCACTCATCCCTCAGCTCCCGATTCATCCATTTCAATAACATCATCAGTAAATTCACGAGAACCAGGTGTAGCGAATTTTTCAGTTGTCCCGTACTCTTCTTGAAGGTATGCGTTAAAAAACTCAGATTTATTCATCACGCGAAAATCATCTGGCAAGTGGCCTTCAGCATCCTTAAATATCTTTTCAAGCGTTGAACGCGTAGGGTATTGACCAAGAGGGAGTGACATAGTAACAATTGCTTGTTGCCCATCTTTATTAACTGCATAAACTTTCATTTCAAGTTTAATTGGTGCGTTCATTTTCATTTTTCAGCTCCCGATTCGCTTGCTTCAATAGCGCGCTCAATAACCACTTGGTCTGCTTCCATGATTTTTTCTTCATAGCTATAATTGCCAGGGTGGCACATTGCTAGACCTATATGCTCAATTGTTCGCTTGGCAACATCTTTTGGTACAACAATATGAGTCTCTGGCACCACCTGAGCTTGGGCTTTTTGCCATAACTCCCATTTTTCTTGCATGAAGCTATCAACATATTTCCCAATATATGAATATTCATCCTCATCAAGACCATCTTTAGTAAAAACTTCAAACAAACTTGCTTTTATTGCACATGGTTTTTTTGAATGTTCATATGCCTCAAACTCACTTCTTAACTTATTCAAATCTGTGATGTCATCACCCAATTACTGTAAATTTGAAATTCTTTAAGTTAATAGCAGTCATCTTGTTGCAGTGCTGACACTTGGTTCGGGCTCTTTTCTTTAGCTCCTCAAGGTCTTCACTAATCTGCTTTTTCTGCTCTGTAATCTTTGTTTGTTGTCGGGACCAATATTTCATAGTGTCTTTGATCCACATCACAGGATTTACTTTTGCTCCGCACTTCATGCATGTAAGTTCCAAAGCTTTTGTGTCAATTTCAACTTGGGCATGCTGACACTTACGCAGATTTGTTCTTGGGAAGGGCACTACGTTTTCTTCAACATTCAAGACGATGTGATCTTGAAAAGGGTAGTTCATATTCCCTCTGTATTCTTGATCTGTCATGCTGCCACCTTCGCTTTAATTCGCTCTTGATATAATTTTGCGTAGTACTCTTGAGCATGTGGAATTTTGTCTTTGATCTTTTGAATCATTGCTTCGTCACGTTTGTAGGTGACAGTTGTTAAACGTTCTCTTAAATCAATACGCTCGACTAAATCAATTAGCTGCTCTCGATCATCCCAATCATTTGTCAACTCGATAGGGCAAGGGAGTAGCCAGAAATCAACCATTGCTTGTTCACAGTCGTAAAGCCACATGTAGCCCTGCATCTGCCAGTCATAGCCCGCCTTCTTTGCCTTTTCTTCTGCTTCATCTTGAAAGAATGGATGAGTTCCAATATCCCAAGTGCATTTAGTGTCGAGGATCAATTTATTGTTTAAATCGAGAACATCACACTCACCAGTAATTAATTCATTTTCCCAACGACCTTGATGTTTTAAGTACTGACGAAAACGAACCTTGCCAGACAGGCTAATTGCAATTTCTTCAAGCGCATTACCTTTAGCCGTGTACTGGTTGCCTTTGAAAGACTTGAACGTGGTCAAGTCCTCCTTAACGATTGTTCTGATCTCAGTCTTAGCTGTATCGCTAAGAACTGAGCCTTTAGTTTTAGAGTCGCCTACAAGCTTATGTAGGCTTGAGCATCGGAATAGCTTCATAGTGCATTTACCTCGGCTATTTGTGCATTAGTAAGTGCATAGCCTTCTAATACATACTCTTTAGTAACTGCATCAGCTTTGATCTGCTCTAAGAGAACCGGGAACTCGTTGTCTGGTACAGTTGGTTTAACTTCCTGAACTTCTCCAACTTCCTTCACGGTGACATTTTTAAACCAGTCTTTAGGTGAGCTCATTCCATCACGTAAGCTAGTGAAAATCTTGCGAAGCGCAACGATATTGGCTGCCGTGATAGCATCAAGACGACGCTGAATGTAGTCTTCAATGTCTTTCTTCGTGACATTGAATTGCTCAAAGGCTACAACAAGTTTTTGCACAGCTTCTGGTGAAGTATCAGCACTTGCATGGATTGTCTTTTCGCACTGATTAACAGCATCATCAATCACATCACCCGGTATTACACCTAAGATGCATGCACGTAGACGACGAGCGCCATTATTTGCAACCAATTCATAAATATCGCGTGGATCTGTTAATTTTTTAGATCCATTGCGTGTATAACGAATATGTGGAACCTGAAAAACCTTTGTTTGACGGGTGTTTGTCTCCACATCCCAAGCAAATGCTTCAACCGTTGATTCGCCATTTTCAGAAGATAATTCGCGGATACCGTACTGAATATTTCCCCAATTCTGAGCAAGCATTTCCGCAAGTCGAATTGATGGACCAGTAACTGAAGTATCACCACGAGCATAAGAATAAACAGCCGATTGAGCTAAACCGGGACGCTGGCAAGCGTTCATAATCCGGTCATAAGCTTCAATTGGGTTACGTGGGAACTGCTTAGCAATAACTAAAGCAGCTTGAACCTCTGCAATTGCACGTTGACTATCAGATTGAACTGTAGACATTGCTTGAGTAGTAGGAGCAGCTACTGCAAAAGGGTTCTGTCCTGAGTGTTGTACTGGCGCATTCATAATCTTCTCCTAATCCTCTTCACGTTCTAACTGAGCAATAAAGTCTTCTTCAGATGGCAAATTGTCTAAATCAAATGATTCTAAGAATCTCACTTGGTAATAACCTTCATTGCTATCTGGTGAAGTAACAGATGCAAATCTTTCGCTGCTATCTAATGGGGTTTTATTGAAGCCCCGAAAAACTTCAAAAGTGTTTTTATCTAGGTCAATAACATAAGCCCATTCGCAAAATAGTGATTCAGCAGCAAATTCAAGATATTTGCGCATTGGAATAGGAGATTCAGAATTTTGGATAATTCCCAAAATATCCGATCCAGCATCACGTGAAAAAGAAGGGTATTTAGCCGAAAAACGTTTAGATACATCATAGTCAACATAACCATCATCACGAGTATTGCCAGCATCTCTGTACCAAGCTTTAACTTGCTCATCTGTAGGTTCAAAAATGTTGTCAAGCTTCTGAATAAAAAGAGCTTTGTTAAAACTGCCTTTTAAGAACTCTAATATTCCAGCACCTTGACCACTTGGATAACCATCCCATTGACCGTATTTTGCAACTTTGTATTCATTGTTGTGCTGCACACAAATTAAATGTCTAGTTCCCATCACCCACCTCTCAACTCATTTCTAATTTCAGCCAATCTTTTTAAAGTTTCACTCAAGTAGGCGATCTTTGTTTTAATAGAGAACTGATCACTTAGCTCTAATTGAATTTGCTCAGTACCGCGACCTACATAGCGAAGATGAATCCAATTGCCACCGTCAGTGATTACTGTGTCTTTCTCACTTGAAAGTGGAAGCAATGCATTTACAGAATCTTTTATAAGACCTTGAAGTCTTGATACTTCGATAATTTCAGGATGTGCATTCATAAAATTCACCATGGAGCGCTTAAATGCGCTCTCTAATTCCTGATTCGATAAGGTCTTTAATCTCAACTACGTCCAAACGATCAACGTAAGCCAATACCTCGCCATCTTCGTCATAAACGCGAATGTCTTTAATCTCGTTAATTTCAACTTCACGCCAAGCTTGATAGCCGTTGCCATCAATTGAGTACTGAGCATCAAAATCAACTTCTAAAGTGAACTTTTCATTTGCAGTTTGAAGTACTGCTTGTTCATTCTCCGGATCGATTGATTCAACTTTGAAAGGAGCTACAACCGTTACAGGTTCGTTATTAGCAGGGGTGAAGGCATAAGCAGCAGTTAGAGCACTAACTACTCCTACGAATCCCATGGATTTGACTATGTTGGCTTTTATATTCATACTTATCTCCGCATTTGATGCAAACCGCCTAGTCTTCGAACCCTATGGCGGTTTTTGTTTATAAGGTGAGTAAAGCATACTTTACCTTGCATACATTGTAAAGCCTACTTTACTAATTATTTTTAAGCACACTTTACTTTTTTTGTGTGGGCATTAAAAAAACCACTATATGCATAGTGGTTCGGACGAAGCGATTTAGAATTTATTTAGTTAAGTCTTTTGCAATTAACCATTCTTTTTTATCTACATCATATTCAGGCTCTAATAAAGCCAAAATATAACCTGACGCCTCAAATTTAAAATGTTCTTTTGATGGACTGACAAACCCCCAATAAACTAAGTCATTTTTACCTAATGAGTTTTGATACTTATCATTAATTCCAGCAACTAAAGTTGTACCTTCACTATTTGCCAATTGAACTAAAAAACCTTGGATAGAGTTATTATTATGAATAACTTCTTGAATTATCCCAAAACTCATTTGATTTTTTTCAAATAAAGGCTTGTGGATGGTAGTTGCAAAAGAAAAGGCTGACAGATTGTCCTTAAAAATTAATTTTTCCCCAGATGGTTTTTTATAAAAGACCCACCTTTTAATTTTTAATAATAAGAAATACCCCCAAGAAAGCAGAAAGCCAATCGGTAGAAAATACAAAAATAAATGAAAGAAAAAGCCATCTCTTTTTTGAGGAAAATATTCAGGATTTAGTATTTGGTTTAAATCTAAGTTCTCTTTATAAACCCACGATAATAAAGAAATAATCCCTACTGTTAAAAATAAGATGCCTATCCTCTGAATTGGCTCTTTCGAGCCAAATTCCCATATTTTATTTAATCTATTCACTTATATTTCCTCATGTGTAAGACCATCACACCTATAATTGATATATTGTGATTAAGTGATGAAAGTGTTGGGTAGTCTGGATTTAAAGGAACTAACTCAAAAATTTCCCTTCCAAAATCATCATATCCAATTACTCGATACTTCTTGAAAGTTGCCTCGTAATCACCGTTTTGAGCTACCACAAAAGAACCGGGCTGAGGCATTAATGCTGTGTCGATTGTTAAAAGATCACCTGGTTTAAAGTCGGGCAACATACTGTCCCCTTGAACAGTTAGGCTAAACACACTTTTTTCTTTTGCGGATTTATAAGTCGTATAAGTTTCACCTATTGGATTTACCCCATCGTAACCAACAGAGTTAAAAAGGCCAGCTTGTACATAATCTAGTACAGGGATTTTGCTAATTTCATCATTATTAAATACTACATTCGCATCTGATTTTTTATCTAGCAGCATTGGGGCACGTTCGCCAGCAAGCCATTTATGGTTAACACCTAAGAATTCTGCTGCAAGAGTCAAGTTACTGCCATCCAGTTCTTTTGTTGGTCCATTAAACCACTGACCAACACTTGCTTTACTTACTTTACAGAATTCAGCCATTTCTGTGTTTTTTAGTTTTTTATTACGAGTTGATTCGTAGTGTTTTTTGGCTTGATGCATGCGTTCTTGAAGCGAAGACATAATAAAAATTCCCAAATTAGTAAAGCTAGCTTAACTTTTTATAAGTAAAGTTTGCTTGATTTCGTTAAGTAAAGTATGCTTTACTTGTCTTTGTTTACTGGAGTAAAGAAAGTGCAAGTACTGATGAAGAAAAGTGACGCCATTCAGGCGTTCAAAACCAAAGTCGGTGTGGCAAAAGCAATTGGGATTAGTAAACAAGCAGTTAGCTTATGGGGCGATATGGTTCCTGAAGGTTCGGCCTCTAAATTATTGCTTGTAAATCCCAACATCCCACACACGATCAAAGCGGCTTAGGTGGTGACATGGCTGAGAAATTAACCGCAAGCATCACACATAAATGCACAGATGAAGAAAAGATTCTTTTAGAGCGTATAGCTAAGTCACGAAAAATGACGCTTTCAGAATTAATGAGAGACGCTGGCATGAAGATCATCCAAGAAGTAGAGGAGTTGCTTAGAAGTCTACAGGCTGAGTTTGATCTGACCACAGTTACCGAAGATACAAGGAATCCTGAGCCATTCGAACTAGAACTGGCACCAAATCCACATAAAACACAGGCACAAAAAAAGCCCAATTGTCGCAACCAATTGAGCCTTATCTGCCATTCCACTGCAAAGCAATGAAACGAGAACTGAAATATGAATTTAGCACATAAACATGACTCACCACAAGGTGATGTTATTCCGTTTCCAAAACAAGAGCGACAAGATATGTCAAAGAAAGAAGAAGGCTACACAAGATTGCCTAACTCTTTAATTGACGAGCAAATAATGGCGCAATTAAGCGACAAGGCATTTAAATGTTTGATGCTAATAATTCGTCAGACTTCTGGTTTTAATCGCAACTCAGACAAGATTGCCACTACGCAATTTCAAGAAGCGTGCGGTATCAAAAAAACAGATAAGGTCTATGCCTCAATTAAAGAACTTGAACAGAAAAGTTTAATCAAAGTTGAGCGTAAAACTGGCGGATTAAACACCTATTATTTGTTAGAAAACCAATCCCAAAATAAGGTACTACCTGAAAATGGGACTACTCCCAAAAATGGGGAGGGGACTACTCCCAAAAATGGGGAGGGGACTACTCCCAAAAATGGGGAGGGGACTACTCCCAAAAATGGGGAGGGGACTACTCCCAAAAATGGGGAGGGGACTACTCCCAAAAATGGGGAGGGGACTACTCCCAAAAATGGGGAGGGGACTACTCCCAAAAATGGGGAGGGGACTACTCCCAAAAATGGGGACACTACAAAAGAAAATATTAAAGAAAACTTTAAAGAAAATACATGTAGCGAAAATCCAGTCGATGCAGTCCTAAAACTTTGGACTCCAAATTTGGATTCGTTGAACGCTTGGTTACAAAGATCAGGTATCGCAAAAATGACTCAATCCGAAGTCGATGGTTGGTTACTTGAGATCAATGGGTACTACTCAACAAAACTTGAAGCGGGTCTGCTTACAGATACCCAAATGTACACAAACTTCGTGAAGTGGATTAAACGCAATTTCTCAAATCGTAAGCCAGCACAGCCTCAAACATCACGCAACGTAAACGATGCTTGGGCTAACAACCCAGTTCAATACACCAAGACGCTTGAAGAAGTTGAAATACCGGAGGACTGGGTATGAACGCAATGCTTAATCCAGAAGTTATTCAAGGTTCAGGTTTCTGCACTAAACACAACACGAAAGAAATCATCATGGGAGGCTTCCAAGGCTGTCCACAGTGTGCAATCGAATATGTGAATGCAGCAAACAAGCAACATGATTTTGAAGTTCAGAAATCTGTACGTGAAAAACACTTTGCAGGCGCAATGATTCCAGATCGCTACAAGGAAGCAGGATTTAAAAACTATCGTCGTGATCATGATGGGCAGATTGAGGCTTACAACCTAACTACAGCGTATGCACGTGAAATTTTAAAGGGCGAAGTAAAAAATCTGGTCATGGTCGGAAGTACCGGAACAGGAAAAACACATTTGGCGTGTGCAACTGCAAGAACGCTTTTAGCGAAAGGCAACTATGCACGCTACATCACAAGCGAAGAATTGGCTCAACGCATCATGAAAGCGTGGGACAAGGACACTAAAGATCAATCAGAGCAGTCAGTAATTTATGAGTTCACAACCTACGATTTGCTCATCCTTGACGAGTACGGATTGCATGACCGCGATAAGCGCTTAGAGCTAGTGCACAAAGTTCTTTACTCACGCTATGACGCATGCAAAGCAACGATGCTCATTTCAAACATGACACTAGAACAACTCAAAAATGATTTGGGTGATCGCCTTTGGTCACGTTTCCAACATGGCGGACTCACAACCATTGAGTGCAACTGGGAAGATGCGAGGGCGGTATGAAAGTACAACAAAAGCAATTCGAAATCTTTGAACGGTATTTGGATGTTCTCTTGTATGCAGCCAATGCCACTAGTCCTTTCACAGTAACTGAAATTGTAGAGCGTGTAGTGAATGGGAGTAGAGCTTGCACCTACAAGTGCTTATCGGTTTTACACAAGGAAGGGTATTTAACGATAGTTTCAACAATTCGATTTGAAGCAACCCAAAAAACTAGAGAACTATTCGGGGCTAAATCATGAGAATGACAGAAGAACAGCTAGAAGCAATTCAAAACAAGCGAAATATCGCACAAAAAGGCACATTACAGAGCGATAAAAGCAAAAGTGATGCAATGGTAGCTGAACAATTAAATGAAGCTAATACAAGCGAAATTAGAGCGTTTTACGAAGAAGGTTTAAAAGTCATTCTGGATTGCGAAATTAAAACTGCACCACCGTCAGTAAATCACTACTGGGTAGCTTCTGGAAAAAGAAGATTTTTAAGCAATAAAGCGCGTGATTTTCATGCGTTAGTTAGCCAAGTTGTACCGGCTCATAAATCAACTGCACGACTCAAATTAGAAGTGACTTTTCATTTCCCTACACGTCAATGTCGAGACATCGATAACTACCTAAAAGCGACTATCGATAGCTTAGTGAAATGCGGTCTGTGTGTGGACGATGAACAGTTCGATGAGCTTCTAGTAAAGCGTGGAAATGTCATCAAAGGCGGGCTTATTAAGCTCAAGGTTAGCGAGGTCTAGGAGATGAATATGCGTGTTGATAGTACAGCTTTTACAGACAACCCTCGCGCACGCGCGCGTTTTCTCGAAACTAAGAAAAAAGCCAAAGAATTCTTGCGCCAACGCCGAGGCTATAAACGCCCAGACTTCAACCGCATGATTCTAGATTTACGCAACCTTGGATGGTCACACGAAAAGATCGCCTACGTCCTTGATGTGTCGGGTGGCAGCACTGTTTCTTCTTGGTCTACTGGATCCATTCCAGAGTACATACACGGTGAGCAATTCATCATGTTGTGGCAAGAACAAACAGGCTTAGAACGCGTACCACGTGAAGGCGAATGGCAAACATATAAATACGATATTGGGCAGCTTGATCTACTTGAAACGTTAGACGTTTTCGCTGCTCAGTTAGATGAGGAATTACAACAATGAAACCAGAGCAGTTTATTCGTCAGTTTGGGCCCAACACTTTCAGAATATCAATGTCATTTGTCAACACTGCTAAGTATTTGGTGGTTCATGAAGGTGAAATTGATTTTACAGATGAAATCAAGCCTCACCATGGCGATCGTGTATTTGAACGTGAAGTGGTCAAGCGTCTGGTGGAGTCGGTTGAAATCATTCAGTTCTGGCACGGCATTGAGTGGTGTAAAGGCCTTGTTGAAGATTACAAAGAAGAACCAATCCATAAAGAATCCTATGGCCACAGAATTATTCAAGCGATTGCTGATTACGAATCAATATACGGAGGCGGGGATGAATCTTGAACAATGGCAACGAAGTAAAAAGATAAAAGCCGAAGCAGAGGCAGCAGCTAAGCGCACAGTTGAACGTGTATTGAATGCAGTAAAGGAGCCAGCCATGAATGAGTTTGAAGAAAATAAAGGAATCGAAGGCATTTTAAAGGATGTGGTTGAACATGGTAACGACTTAGCAATGGTGTCAATCGAAGGTGTTGAGCAGGTATCAATTGCACATGTAATCAACCCATTTCCTTGTGAAGAGCTTGGCGACGACTCCCACATAGAAAACCACATTTCGCCTAACTGCCAATCGAGGGATGCTTGAGATGGATAAGTGTAGAGAAGAGTTTGAGCAAGCTTTTCCGGTTCCAGCACATTGGATTGAGTATGACGAAAAATCTAATCGTTACTATTGCCCATATGTTGCAGATGCCACAGCTTCTACGTATCAGTCTAAGTGGGTTGTATGGCAGCACCAGCAAGCGAAAGTGGAGGAGCTGCAAAAGCAAAACGCATGGTTGAGTGATATTGCAGAGCGTGAAAATAAACGAGCCAACAAGCTCAAAGAAGAACACGTCAGCACAACAATATTGCTTGGAAAAGTAGAGCAGCAGAAGGTTGAGCTGCAAAAGCAATTAAGTGAATACATATTTGTGGCTGAAACTATTGATGAAATGTATTTGAAAGAAGTCCAGAAAAGTGACGAGCTGCAAAAGCGGGTGGATGCTTTAGAACTAAAGCTTAGAGAGATTGCTGGTATCGCTAGAAGAGCAAGACATGGCGAATACCATACAGAATCAGGAAGAAACGCAGGATTAAACATTGCTGGGCAGATAGAGCACGCGCTCAAGGGGGAAGGATGAAACTAACTAAACGACAACGTGCTGAGCTTAAGCAGAAGTTTGGTGGTCATTGTGCCTACTGTGGTGAGCTGCTTGGCGACAAGTGGCATGCAGATCATATCGAAGCTGTTAAGAGAGATTTAATTCATGTTGGTGGCGGGAAGTTGATCACAGGTGAAATGACTAGACCGCAAAACGACACCTTAGAAAACATGAACCCTGCATGTGTTCCTTGCAATACAAATAAGTCATCAATGCCTTTGGAAGGATGGCGGAAGATGCTCACACATTATCGAGATGTTCAGTTATTGCGTGATAGCACACATGCACGTCATTTGCTCCGCTTTGGTTTGATTGAAATTAAATCTGAGCCAGTCGTTTTTTTCTTTGAGAAAGGAGCGTGACCAATGACCACATTCAAAGAGGCTTGCAACCACGAGTACCAGTACTGCTGGATTTATAAGGCGTATTTGTGTATTCATTGTGATGAGATGAGGAAGGTGGAATGAATACTTTCTTAATGATTATGGGTATTTCTGTTTACATATTAGCTTTCATTCTTGTAGTGGCGAAACAGATTACTACATCGACTGCTATTAAGTGGACAAAGTGGGATGAGGCAAAGCCAGTAATTTTATTATTTGTTGCAATCGTAATGGTTGTTGCACCAATCACTTATTTTATGGAGCTAATACCATAAGCAATTAGCCGCAATCACCCAACAAACCCCAACTTAATAAACACAACACTAGCCCTATTCACAACGAATGGGGCTTTTTCATGGCTGCGAATAAACGAGAAATTAAAACACCGGGTGTGACTGCTGAGCCGAATCAAGAACAACAAGCACAAACACCAGATACAACCCAAGACACTTCAACTAAAGATCAGGCTGATGCTGCTTTGTCTGAAATCTTATCTGCTCCTCAAGCTTCCGAAGCTCAAACGACACCAGATATTCCTGAGTGGGCAACTGCAATTGTAGAGAACCAAGCGCGTATTGAACAAAAGCTAGATGCAATCTTGTCTCAATCACCAAATGCACCTGCTACGCCTAAAGCAAAAGGCCGATTCAAGCTTGTTGAAGGCAAGGGCCACGTTTGGACGGAGGACTAAGCATGTGCGGAAGTCCTAAAGTCGTTCAAAGCGATCCAGAAGCAGAAGCTCAATTGGCTGCTGAAAAAGCTACGCAAGAGACCAACAAAAAGAAGGCTCAGCGTAACTTGGCTAAGCAAGACAGCGTCTTGGCAAGCTCAATGAACTCAACTGTTCCAAATAATAAAACTACATTAGGCGGTGGTTGATGGATATTCAGGCTAAGCAGTTATGCGCTCGGTTTGGGCAAATGAAGCTCAGCCGATCTATTCATGAGGCGCATTGGGGTGAATGCTATAAGTATGGAGCACCAGAGCGTCAACAATCGTTCATTGGTGATAATCCAAAATCACAGCGTGAAAAAGAGCGCGCAGATTTAGTTGATTCAACCGCAGCAGAAGCAATTCAACTACTTGTGTCAATGATCATGTCAGGTGTAACGCCTGCTAACTCTATTTGGTTTCAGGCTGCACCCGATGGCGTTGATGACATTTCCCAGCTCACAGATGGTGAACGTTGGTTAGAAACTGTTTGTCAGTTCATGTGGCGCAATATCCATGCTGCAAACTTTGACAGTGAAGCTTTTGAAACTATTACAGATGTAACCGTAGCTGGTTGGGGTGTTCTCTATACAGACATCGACCACAAAGAAGGCGGTGGTTATGTATTTGAGTCATGGCCTATCGGTTCTTGCTGGATTGGTTCAAGTCGTCCAAATGGTGTTGTAGACATCATTTACCGTGAGCATGAGATGGCCGCAGAAGCGATGATTAATGCTTATGGTGAAGACAAGTGCGCGAGTGATGTTGTTAATGCTGCACGTACAGAGCCAGAGCGCAGATTCAAGCTATTACACGTCATTCAGCCACGTAAAACTAAAGGTGCAGGACAGCTAAACACTGATATGGCTTTCGCTTCATATCATGTGGATATTAGTCACCAAATCATCTTAAAAGAGTCAGGCTATCAAGAGTTTCCATGCTCTATTCCGCGCTTAAGACGCTTGCCTAATTCAGTTTATGGCAATGGTCAAATGTCAGTTGCACTACCAGATGCTAAGACCTGTAACGAGCTTGTGCGTCAAACATTGCGTGCAGCAGATATGCAGATTTGCGGCATGTGGATTGCCGAAGATGATGGTGTAATGAACCCTCATACTATCAAGGTTGGTCCGCGTAAAGTTGTTGTTGCCAATAGTGTTGATTCAATGAAGCGCCTTGATGATGGCGTTAATTTCCAAATCGCTGAGTATCTGCTTAACAACCTTCAAAACGGCATCCGTAAAAAGTTAATGGCTGACCAGTTGCCGCCGATTGGCACACAGCAAATGACTGCTACAGAGATTAATACTCGTGTAGAAATCATTCGTCAGCAACTTGGCCCGTTATATGGCCGTCTTCAATCTGAATTCTTAATGCCGTTGCTAGATCGTTGCTTCGGTCTTGCTTTGCGCTCTGGTGTGCTTCCACCACCTCCACGTGAGTTATGGGGTGCAAACCTTTCATTCAAGTTTATTTCACCTTTGGCACGTGCTCAGCGTCTAGATGAAGTCATTGCAACTGAACAATTCGTTGTGGCTCTTACTCAATTCGCTCAAGTGGATAAATCAGTACTGGATGTTGTCGATTTAGATGCAGCAGCAAATGTAGTGGCCCGTGGTCGTGGTGTTCCGCAATCAATATTACGTACTGATGAAGAAGTGGACCAGCTACGTACGGCACGTCAAAAAGCCATGGAAGAAGAGAAACAAAAAGCCATGCAACAACAAATGGCCCAGCAAATGGGCGGTGTAATTGCTGATGGAGCAAAAGCCGCAGTTACACAGGACCCAAGCCTAATAACAGGAATGGCTAGCGAGGTAATGCAATGATTTATTTAATTTTCATAGCTGCAATGTTCGCCTTGGTGGTAATTATTGCTATTCAACAAAATGCCCTAGAGAAAGCTACCCAAAAGCACTGGGATGAAGTCCGTGATCACGCTGAGACTCGCAAGAAGTTAGCAGCACTTGAACGGGTCGAAGAAAAACAAGAAGAAGCGCCATTAGTTGCAGATAAGGCCATTCGACAACGCTATCCGCGTAAACCAACTCCAATGGATTATTACACGCTATTTGAAGCAAACCCAATTGGCCGCGACATCCTCGACGATTTGGTCAATCTGTTTGGCGGTGTGTCTTATACGCGGGGTGGTCATGACGCTGACCGTGAGACCTGCTTTAAGGCGGGTAAAAAGTTTGTAGTCGATCACATCATCATCCAAGCAAACAAAGCAACAACGAATCAACAAAATCAATCTGAGGTAACTACTGATGACAACTGAACAAGCCCAAGAAACAACGACCACTACTGAAGCCACTGAGACGACAGATACAACTTTGCTTGGTGGTCAAGAAAGCCAAGGTGGTGAAGGTCAGCAAGCAACTGAGCAAGTTACTACCCCTGCAACAGTAGCAACGCCAGACGATTACAGCGTTGAAATTGAAGGCTTTAACTTTGACGAGTTTAAGGCAATTGATGAAAACAAAGAGTTCCTGAAAGAAGCTCATGAAGCAGGTCTATCAAACGAGCAGCTTGGCTTTGTGCTGAACAAGTACAACCAGATCATTCCTGAAGTCATGGCTCAGATGTCCCAAATGCAAACTGAGACATGCAAAGAAACACTCCAAAAAGAGTGGGGTGCAGAGACTCAGGCAAATATCGGATTAGCCATGAAAGCGGCTCAAGCGGCTGGTCTTTCCGGTGAAGAAATCCAAAACCCAACAATTGGCAATAACCCGACTGTCATCAAACTACTTGCTCATTTCGGTAAGCAGCTTGGTGAAGATGTTCCGCCTCAAAACACTCAACAAAGTAGCGGAGAGGATGTTCAAGAATTAATGCGAAGTGAAGCGTACAGTAATGCATCACACCCTGATCATAAGCGTGTTACTGAACAGGTAAACCGTTGGTACGCAAAACAATATGTTGAAAACTAAGGAGTAATTGAGTTATGGCTCAAGATATGGCAACCAATGGCGCTATGATCACCGCAGCTTTTAAGCGTCAGTTTCATGATGCTTTCGAAGTAAAGTGCCAACAAGATAAATCCGTGCTGCAAGTCGCTGTAAAAGATCGTGGCCCAATTCAAGGATCATCATTTACGATTAATGATATGGGCATGGTTGAAATGCAGCCTTCTGGCTCTCGTTTTGGGGATACTGTTTGGTCAGTTCCTGAAGCTGGTACACGTCTAGCTACAATGGCAGATTACGATTTATTCGTGCCTATTGAGCCGCGTGATGAGCCAAAACTTTCAGCAAACCCAACCAATGAATACATGCAGGCTTGTTTGGCTGCTGAAATGCGTCAACGTGACCGTGTAATTTTTAATGCATTAGGCGCATCAATTCAACGTAAAAACATTGATGGTGAAACATATACACCAACATCTTTGCCAGCAAATCAAAAAATTGCGGCTGCTGCAACTCCAATGAACAAGGCAAAAATTGTTCGTGCTCGAAAGTTATTCCGTCAAAACCATGCTGATAAATTCCCGTTATATATGATTTATAACGCCGAAATTCTTGAGCAAATCTTAATCGATGACGAATTAACCAAGTGGGATAAAGAAACAATTCAGGCAATTCAAGATGGTGATGTTGCAAAAAAATGGGCTGGTTTCTTATGGCTTCCATATGAAGACATTACATCAGTAACAGCAGGTAGCCCAGCAGTAACGACTCAAACCACTTTCGCTTTTGCCCAAGGCGCAATTCATTACGGACGTAACTCTATCAGTAACTTTGATATTGCTACTCGTCCAGACAAGAAGAACGTTAAGCAAATTGGTGGTATTGCATCATATGGTGCAGGCCGTGCAAACGAGCAAAAAGTAGTGCAGATCGATTTCATCGTGTAAGTGCTTTCACCCCACCCGTGGGCAGGCGGTGGGGTGCTTTTTAACAAAGTAAACGTAGCGAAAGGCATGAAAATGGAAAACCAACACCGTAAGATCAAGGGCTATCGTGACCTCAGTAAAGAAGAAATTGACTTAATGAATCGCATCAAAGAAAAAGGTGCTGAATTACTTGCTTTACAAGCTGAGCTAGTTGGTCGTCTTGATACAGATTTTGAAGTAAAGAAGGTTGCTGCATTTAACTCACAACTTGCACCTAATGATTTTGCTAGTGAAGAATGTCAAGAACTTGAACGCTTCAAAGCAGCTGAACCATTGCGCTGGGCGGCTATTGGGAAAACTGATATTCAAACAGGCATCATGGCTTTAGTTCGAGCAGTAGCTCAGCCTATAGGTGTCTAACACCCAACAAATCAACTCAAAACCTCAGCCAACATAATTAAAATGGTTGAGGTTTTTCTTTATGACTACCACAAATATAAGCATCTGCAATGAGGCGCTAAACCTATGTGGCGCTAAGTCAATTCAAAGTTTTGATGAAAATACAGAGAACGCACGCCGATGTGCTGTGCTGTATGACTCTACACGTAAATCATTATTACGGATGCATCCTTGGTCATGTGCAAAAAAGCGCGTGGTTTTAGCCCCATCAACAACACATCCAACATTCGGCTATAAAAATGCATTCCCACTGCCGCGTGATTTCTTGCGTGTCTTTGATCCAAATACTCAATGCTATGAGTTTGAAAACCGCCACATCTTATCTAATCAAGATTCAATTCAATTGGTGTACATCTATGACAATGATAACGAAGAAACATGGGATTCCTTACTCGCTGAGGCTATGGCGCTATATCTATGCTCCAAAATCGCTAAGCCAATTACGGGGAGCCAAGCGGAATCAGACAGTGCATATCAAAAATTAATGAATCTGCTTAAGCAGGCTAGGGCTATTAATGGTCAGGAACGACCAGCACAAGACTTTGCAGAAGGCGAGGCAAGTTTGATTGAGGTGCGCTACCCATGAAAACTTCAATCATTAAAAACAATTTTAGCGCAGGCGAGTTGTCACCTTATCTAACTACACGCACCGATATTCAACAGTATGCCAATGGTGCTAGACAATTACGTAATGTGATTCCATTAGTTGAGGGCGGTGTTAAATCAAGACCAGGCACATTCTTTAAAACTGTTTTTAGTGGGGCGTTGCGATTAATACCTTTTGTTGTGAACTCAGATAAGACTTATTTATTAATCTTTAAAAACAATGAACTTGTGGTCTATGACCCACGAACATATGCAATTGTTACTACACTTAGCTCGCCTTACACAGCAGTACAAGTAAGTGAAGTGCAATTTGTACAGTACCGTTACAGCATGTTTATGACTCACAACCAAGTGCCTGTTTATCGGTTTAGATGTTCTGAGGACTATACAAATTGGGAAATGGCTTTATTCAACTTTGTGCACCCCCCACTTGACGATGAGAGTGCTAGAAGCCCATTCCGTAAAGGAACACCTAGTGGTAAGAAACTAGGATCATCAATCACCTTTGCTTTAACACCTGTTCCAGACTGGTTGGAAACAGTTGACTACGTTAAAGGCGATGTTGTTTGGTATGGTGGAAAATATTATCAGGCCTTAGCTGCAAGCACTAATAAGCCGCCAGCTACAAACCCAACATACTGGTTGGAAGTTGATTCAGCAGCAGCTACAGCAGTTTTCACAAGTGCTGATATTGGAAGCTATATTGATGTGAACGGTGGGATCATCAAAATCACTAAACTTAACAGTCCTGAGGAGGTTGTGGCAGAAGTTGTAAAAGAGCTTGAATCTGACACAGTGGCTATTGAGCGATCTTGGACCATTACGCCACCTGCTTTTAATGCAACAAATGGTTATCCAAGATGTGTGACTTTCTTTAAGCAGCGCCTTGTTTTAGCTAACACCAAAGTTTCACCTAATAAGATCTGGTTTAGTGCTGTAGCTGGGAATGCCAACTTCTTAGAGACAACAGAAGACGCAGACGCTTTTAGTGTGGTTTCCGCTTCTGGACTATCCAACTCAATCTTATTTCTTGAAGCGACACGTGGCGTTGTTTGTTTGACCTCGGGTGGTGAATACATGATTAGTGCTGATGGGGCGCTTACGCCGACATCAGTTGAGATCAATGAACATACTTCATATGGAGCATATCCGCTTACTCGCCCTTGCCGTGTAGGTAATGAATTATTGTTCGTACAACGTGGTGGCGAGCGCTTAAGAGCTTTGTCATACCGTTATGAAGTTGACGGCCTTGTATCACCTGAGATTAGTGTTTTAGCTTCACATATTGGTGAAGAACACGGTGGAATTGACGAGATTACATACCAGCAAGAACCACAATCATTAGTCTGGTGCAAACTTGGAGATGGAAAGCTCGCATCAATTACCTTTAATCGTGATCAAGAAGTGCTAGCGTGGGCACAACATGATTTTGGCGGGACGGCAATTTCACTTTGTTCTCTTCCTACAAAATTGGGTAGCGATCAATGTTTCTTATTAATCAACCGAAATGGCACAACATGTCTAGAAGAAATCCATGAATCAGCAAATATGGATTCACAACGTTCCGTACCTATTACCAGCAATACAGTAAGCGTTGCTAATGCCCTTTATTTAAATAAGTTTGACTTGCTTAAAACAACAAGTGGTTATTACTACACGGTGCCTTATGAGCGGGAAGGCAATAATTTAAAAATCCTCAATGATACTGAGACAGGACAGATCCAATTAGGTATGGCATTTGATGGTTTAGTGGACCTATTCCCGCCTGAGTTGTCACAGAATCCTGCAACTACAATTCTCTCAAAAGCCAAAATTCAGCGTGTTGCATTCTTCTTCATGAAGACTTTAGGACCTTTGTTTAATGGAAAAGTCCTAGAGCTATTTGACTTCAATCACACGCCTATGGATGGACAAAATCTATTTACTGGCCGTCACATCTACGAAGGTGGTGACTTTGGTGATCTGTACGAAACAGAGATCAAAATATCACTTAACAAACCACTTCCTTTCCACATGCAAGCTTTAGCTATAGAGATTTCAGTTAATGAGCGATAAGCATGAAGCTTCGTGTTGCCACACTTAACGATATTCCGACACTGGTCGAGTTTGGTAAATCATTTATTGATGAGGCACCAAACTACCAGAATCGGCATTATTGCCCAGAATCAGCAGAAAACCATTTTAAAAAGTTGCTCAAAGAGGGGGTGATTTTTGTAGTAGAGCATAACGGTTTGCTTTGCGGTGGTTTTGCAGGCGGGATTGGCAAGGATTGGTTTAACAATCAGAAAATTGCTTTTGATTATGTGATGTACGTCAAGCCAGATTTTCGAAAAACAAGGGTTGCCTACATGTTAGTAAGCGCCTTTATCAATTGGGCAAAAATTCTTAAAGCTGACCGTATCCAGTGTGGCACTACAACGGGCGTTGAATCTCTTGGGTGTATTCGTTTGTACAAGCATTTTGGCTTGCGCGAATACGGGACTGTACTTGATATGGAGTTAGCCCATGACTGAGGTTATATCGCCAGACAATAAAGAGCTTTTAACCTATGTTCTAGGAGACATACATAACAAGCTCTACATTGATGTGGTGCGAGATTTAAAACAACAAACAGAGCAAAAATTAGAATCTGGTGAACTTGAACCAGCAGATTTCCCTATTACACACCATTTTGCACCAGGTGTTTATTCACGTCAGATGGATGCAAAAGCAGGCTCTTTCTGTATTAGCAAAATGCATCGTACAGAACACTTAAACGTTTTGATGAAAGGCGCCTTAACTATCATCACAGAAGATGGCTTGAAGTATTTAGAGGCACCACAGGTTATTAAGTCTCGAGCTGGGACAATGCGAATAGGTTACTTCCATCAAGATACTTCTTGGCTAACCATTCATCCAACAAATGAAACCGATTTGGAAGCCATTGAACGTGATGTGATTGTTCCAGAGCATGAGATTGAAGCATTCCTAGCTTCAATTGGTCATACGCCTAAGGAGATTGCATTATGTCTTGGTTAGCAGTCGGTGCCGCTGCTGCCGTAGCAAGTGCAGCTTTAGCGGGATATTCAGCTTACTCACAATCTAAAACAGCAGAGAAACAGGCAGAAGCCGATGCATCGGCGCAAGCTTCAAGAGGCCGTTTAGAAGCTGAACGCATCCTTAAGCAGAAAACCAAACAACAGTCTATGGCACGTGCAGCAGCAGCAGCCAATGGCTTAGATGTGAATGAAGGTACTGCGCTTAAGATTAATGATGAGATTGAAAAAGCAGGTCAATATGACGCAGAGATTGCGCGGCAAACAGGTTATAACGCATCGCAACGGTTAATGGCGCAGGCAGATCAGTACGGTAAAAATGCAAATACCGCATTGGCTTCTGGTGCATTAAACACAGTATCTGCGGGCGTTTCAGCTAAGAAGGGGTGGAAATAATGGCTAAAATCCCTATGGGCAACTTTGGCAATGCACTTCCCGAAGTTCAGGAAACACGCTTGCCTCAAAGTAACTTGAACATGCTTGCTGATGCTGTAAGCAATTTCGGACAAGTAGCTACGCAACGAGGCCGTATCCAAGATGAGCAACAACGCCAGCAAGAAGTAACTGCCAAAAACTTAGAGCTTTATAATAACCAGCTTGAGGCTAAAGAAGGCCAATTAAAGCTAGATGAATCACTATCTACAGACTTTAATGACAAAGTGGTTGATATTAAAAACCGTCTTGGCAATGGCGCAATCAATGTTAAGCAGGCAGATGAAGAGCTAAATGCATTTTCAACTCAAAAATTCGCTGAGTTGCAGCCTAATTTACCAACACATGCCCAAGATGATTTAAAAAAATATTGGGATAGCAATGTAGTTCGTCAGCGCTCTTCATTTATGGGCTTGCAACTACGTGCAGATGAGCAAAAGGGGAATGTGTTAGCTGATCGGTTCTTCGATGTGGCAACACGCATGAGTCGTGAAGAAGGTAAGAAATACCTTTCTGATAATTTAATGGGACTTCCTTTATCTGAAGCTCAAAAAAGCGAACTAGCAATTAAGTATGAGACTGCTCGCGATGTGAATGACATTAACTCGCAAATCACGGAAGCCATTGCAGGAAACAATATTGAAGCTCTAAGAGCTACAGCAGCGGGCTTGAAAGATTATAAATTTATTGATGGTTCTACAGTTCAGAAGTTCCAAACTGAAATTCAGAGCAAGATTACAACTCTTGAGCAACGCCAACAAGTCAACGAGAACAAGCGCATTAATGAGGCTGAGAAAGTTGTTAATGAGTTTATTCAAAGTACTTTGACTGGTCGTCCTTTAGATTTGAAATACCAGAATGACGTTGAACAGGCTGTAAAAGGCACACCGTCAGAAGCGGAATATCAGTTTTATAAAAAACAATCTGCTGACTTTATCCGTTTTCAAGCTTTGCCTACAAACCAACAGTTAGCTGAAATTAACAACCGTAAAGCAAAGATGAAAAATAGCTCATCAGCTGATCCTGTGGCAGAGAATAAAATCTTGTCTACTTATCAAAGCATTTACGACAACAAGTTAAAAACAGCTAAGGAAAACCCGACTCAAGCATTGCGTGAGAAAGGTGTTTTACTTCCCGAAATAAACCCGCAAATGCTTAAGGCAAATCCTAATGATTTTGCTAAAAACATAGTAACCATTGGCTCTTATCAAGTAGCACAGCGTGATAAAGACCCAAATGCAACAATCAAACCTATTCCTAATGAAGCGCTACCAGCCGCTAAGCAAGCATGGGAAGAAGCAACCGTAGATCAAAAACTAAATTTAATTAGTTCTATGATTGCCCAAACTAAAGGCGTGAAGAATGGGGTGAAAATTTGGGGTGCTGCATTGGGTCAGTTAGGCGGAGGTAACTCAAACTATGTTATGGCAGGCGTAGCCAAAGCTAATGGCTATAGATCAACGGAAGGTCGAGAACTAGCAAACTCTATTGTTATTGGCACTCAACTTTTAAAAAATAAACAGTTAATCATGCCAAAAGAAGATGACATGAGAGAGGCTTTTAACAAATATGTGGGCCAGACATTAACTGGTACTAATGCTAATAATGCTTATGAAGTGTTTAAGGCAGTATATGCGGATACCATGAACGAGCGTGGATTTAGTCATACTTCAAAAGATGAAGCGCCTAATAAAAAAATTCTTAATACCGCACTAGGCATGGCTACTGGTGGGGTATACACACAACCAACTTCATTCAGAAACTACAGAGGGGATAAGGTTTCAGATTGGAAAGTAACGAAACCTTATGGAATTACTGACGATGCCTTTGAAGCTCAACTTGAAAAGGGCTATCAAACTATCTCCAAGCAAACAGGAATTAGTGTCAATAATTTAAAAGAGTTCCGCTTACGCCAAGGCAAGCCATCAAGTACAGGTGCAATTCAATACGACCTGATTAACGAGCGGGGGCAGCAATTGGTAGTTAAAAATGCTATCTGGAGAATCACGATGGATGGGGTGGCTAAATGACTTGGTATGACACATTTGCAGATGATGAGCAGAAGTCAGTAGAAGAACTCCAAAGAAAAGGGATTACTGGCAAGCCAACTGTTCAAAAGGAAGTTGGTATTTTCGATGGCGCTATCTCTTCACCTTTTCGTGGTATGGCAATTGGTCTTAACAAAGTTGGTGATGCAATTTCGGCACCGATTGATGCCGTTGTAGACCGTGTTAGCTATAGCCTGAAAGACGTTTCTACAAATGAATTTATTGAACCGTATGAAGAGTTCAAGGCTAAGCGTGAAAAGGCGCGTGACAATCTAGTTTATGGAACTATTGCTGACCTAGAAGACAAAGACAATACAGGCATTGTCGGGAATATCGGTGTAGGTGTTGGCGATTATCTCTGGCGTGGTGCGCTGGGTGTGGCAACAAGTGGCACTTTAGGCGCAGCCACTTTAACAGGTGGCTCAACTGGTAACTATGTTTACACTGATTTAACCCGTAAAGGCGTAGATGAAAACACAGCTTTGAAAGTAGCTGGTGTAAATGCTGTCGGTGATGCAGTTGGCACAGCTCTGCCTATTAGCTATGGCTTTAAAGGTTCAGGTGGTTTAGTTGCCGATGCTGCATTGTCAGTTGGTGGTGCCACTGGCTTAAACACTGGTATGCAATATACAAGTGAGCAACTTCTAAAATCTAATGGCTATGATAAGCAGGCTAAGCAATATGAAGTTACAGGCGAATCTGTGGCTACTGACTTGCTTATTAACTCACTTATGTTTGGTGGTGCACGTTACTTAGGTTCAAGACAAAATCAACTAGCCCAAAACGTTGACGCTGAAATTAACCAGCTTAATTCAGATGATTTTGAAACTCGCAATGATGCGCTAAATGATGCTCTGGTGAAAAATAGCTTTGAGTTTGAAGACACAACTTTACCAGTCCGAACTACAGATCCAGTTCAGCAAAACAAACACTATCAAAACCTAGATGCTGCTACTGAACAAATCCTAAAAGGCCAGCCAGTTAGTGTGCCTAACACAGTGCAAGGAGAGCCGCGTAGAAACACGATTGATTATGCAACTAGCTCACTACCTACCAATGCAAAACAGATTGCACTACGCGCAAAACAAGACGGTATAGATCCTAGTGTTGCTCTGACAATTAGTCATATCGAAACAGGCGGCAAATTTAATCATACAGCGCAAAATCCAACATCAAGCGCTTATGGTCTTTTCCAAGTCTTAGATGACTCTTGGAAAAACTTAGGCGGTAAAGACCGCAACAATGTTGATGAGCAAATTCGAATCGGCTTAAAGCACATTAAGCAGGCCAATAATTACATACGTAAAAACTTAGGTCGTGATCCGGTTGCACATGAGCAATATCTAGGTCACTTACTTGGACCAGGGGGAGCTGTCAAAGTTCTTAAAGCTGATCCTAGTCGCCCATTGATTGATGTGGTGCGTTCGTACGATGCTAAAAATGCCGATGCAATCGTTAAAAATAACGGTATGTCTGGCATGACAGTTGGCGAAGCTATTAACAAATGGCGCAACAAATGGAACCAGTTAAGCTCACGCTATGGCGGTGAAACAAGCACAGCTTATGGGATGGATGGTTCAAGCTATGATTTCGCTTATGAAGTAAAAGATTGGACTGATTTAGTAGCGTCTAACGACCAGCTATATGGTGTGAATCCGCTTTATCCAAGTGAACTACAGCCACGTGACCGAACCCGTGAAGCATCACGCCAGCAAATTGAACGTATGGCCGATGACTTAAAGCCTGAGTTACTTGGTGAATCCTATAAACTATCTGACGGTGCACCAATCATTGGTCCCGACAATGTTGTCGAATCAGGTAATGGCCGTACATTGGCTATTGGCCGCGCTTATGACAATGGCCGAGCGGATGCATACCGAGAATTTGTTCAGAATTGGGCGAATAGTAGAGGCATGGATATAACAGGTTTAAATCAGCCTGTTTTAGTGCGTACACGTCTTAGTGATGTAGACCGTGTAGCTTTCTCCCGTTTAGCCAATGAAAGCGATGTGGCGCAATTCAGCGCAACTGAGCGCGCTATGAGTGATGTTGATCGTCTGCCAGATTCGACACTACTAAAAATCAATAATGATGGTTCAATCAATATTGATGGCTCTATGGATTATGTCCGTAGTTTTGTAGATCAATTGCCACAGTCTGAACGTGGATCAGTCATCACAAGTGATGGCCGCTTATCCCAAGAAGGTAAACGCCGAATTGAATCGGCAATCGTACAGCGTGCCTATGGCGATTCTAACCTTGTAACTCGTCTATCTGAAAACCTAGATGATGACAGTAAAAACGTTCTAAACGCCTTACTCCGTGCGGCACCGCAACTTTCTCAGCTTAATGATTTAGTGAAGCAAGGCGGACGCTTTGAGAACACAATTTCTCAAGACTTGGCACAGGCAGCACAAAAGCTTACAGACCTAAAAGCAAATGGCTTACAGGTTCGTGACTATTTAAATCAAGGCCAACTTATTGATGATGGATTAAGTGATGGAGCAAGAAGATTTCTTGAGGTCTTTGATAATAACCGCAAGAGCGCAAAGGCGATTAGTGAATCCATTAGCTCTGAGATTCAGGCCATTGAAAACATGGGCGACCCGCGACAAGGCTCATTGTTCGGCGAAACACCAGAGGAAAAAGCCGCGCTTGATGTGATTTTTTCAAATCCAGATCAACCAATTGCAGTGAGCCGTATTAATTCAATGGGTGAACCAGAAGAATTCACCATGACTTTACGTGACTATCACGCCGAACTTGAAGCAGAAATTAAGCAATCTGAGCAAGATATTTTAGCAGCACAAACCGCCTTGAACTGTGCTTTACAATTTGGAGCAGCATAAAAAATGAAAGAACAATGCAAACAAGCGGTAGCTAAAGCACTAGGCAAGCAATCCCTTACAGCTCAAGAAGCCACAGACATTGAAGCGCGTATCAATGAAACGATGCGTAATCTTGCACGCAAAGATATTAACAACTGGCGCAACCTTTCCGATGCAGAAAAATTAACAGAAGCATCAAAGCAAGTTGCTCTCGATATTCAAGAACAATTAAAGCGCAAGCATAAAATTGCTGCTCAGGATATTTTAAAACAATCCCAAAACATTGCAGCTTTAGACCATGGCAAACTATCGTCAATGGAAGTCATAGACCGTATGGTTGCGGCGCATGGTGATATGTCTGGCATTCAGTCAATCGACTCTAAAGCACGTGGGATTGCCTCAATCTATCGAGGTGAGTTGGTAGATTTCTATACGAATATTAAAGGCGGCTTGGGAATTTTTACAGACCAAGAGTTAGTGCAAAAAATTGTTCGTGAGCGCTTTGGTGAAAACACTGGCGATGCATTAGCTAAAAAGATCAGTGACAAGATGGGCGATGTTTTCGAAACCATGCGTGACCGATTTAACCGGAACGGTGGCGACATTGGAAAGTTAGACAATTGGGGATTGCCACAAACACATAACCTAGAAAAGATCGCTAAAGCAGGAAAAGAAGCGTGGGTAAACAAAGCTGAATCACTAATCGACACACGCCAATATGTGCATGAGAACGGTGATTACTACTCACAGCAAGAAATACGCTCATTGCTTGAATATACCTATGACACTCTATCAAGTGACGGTGCAAATAAAATTGAAGTTGGCCGACAAGCTACAGGTGGCGGCACATCAAAAGTAACTAACCGTCATGGTGAAAGTCGTGTCTTGCATTTCAAAGATGCTGAATCATGGCTAGAATATCAATCAGAGTTTGGCGGCATGCAATTTGTTGATCTGGTTGAATCACACATTAATGGCTTATCGAAAGATATTGCCATGGTTGAGAACCTAGGAAGCAATCCAAAAACAGCCTTAAAAATCTTGATGGATGCAGCTTCAAAAAAAGATTGGGAAAAAGGGATAGAAGCGAATAAAACTAATAGTAGCCGTAAACGCGCACAAACCATGTTTGATGAGTTTAGCGGTGGTAATTCGCCACAATCTGAAGTCTTGGCAAACCTTGGCCTTGCATATCGTTCGATGAACGTCGCGTCAATGCTTGGCGGCACCACAATTGCATCGATTGCAGATCAGGCAACCATTGCCAAAACAGCAAGTGTGCATAACGTGGCTTATCGAAAAGCATTTGGCGGCCTGTTAGAGCAACTTAACCCTGTCAATAAAGCAGATCGAGAGCTTGCACATAGTTTGGGGCTTGCAACTGAGGAAATGCTAGGCTCTATTGCAAGATGGTCAGACGACGGTCTTACATCTAGTTATGGAAAATCTGAAAAGTTGGCTCGTATCTCTAGTGGAGTAGCTACTCAAGTTATGCGTGTTTCATTCCTCAATGCACTTACATCGGCTTCTAAAGTTGGCTTCACTAAGTTGCTAATGGAGAAATACGGCCGCTTAAGCCGTTCTAAAGCTTGGAATGACCTTGATGTGCAAGACCGTGAATTACTTTCAAATACGGGCTTAGATGAGCGAGCATGGCAGGTTTTCCAATTGGCTGAACCAGTCGTGGACCGCAAAGGTAATCAGCTCATGTCAGCGCGTTCTATCTATGAAATTCCAGATGAAAAACTAACTGCATTTGGTGATCCAAAACAAGTGAAAGATCAAGTTGCCTCACAACTTCAAGCGCATTTACTTGATGAGCAAGGTATGGCCGTGATTGAGGCAGGGCTTCGTGAACGTACATGGATGACTGTAGGCGCGAAAGGGACTATCACAGGTGAGGTATTTAAAGGCTTAATGCAATTTAAATCATTCTCGGCTTCATTCTTGATGCGACAAGGAAGTCGCACAATGGCTCGAGAAGGATTAAAAGGTAAAGCTGCATATGGCGTACCTTTGTTTGTGACCATGACGTTGTTAGGTGGATTGGTTGTACAGCTTCGAGAGTTGCTAAACGGCAATGATCCACAGACTATTTATGATAGTAATGACCCAAAAAAGGCTGGAAGTTTCTTTATGCGTTCTCTTGTTGCTGGCGGTGGCTTGCCAGTCTTAGGAGATATTCTAGTTGCTGGAACTGACACATCTGGCCGTGATGCAAACTCTTTTGTATCTGGTCCATTAGGTAGTGACTTTACAGGATTGCTAGGTTTAACAGTAGGTAACTTAACTCAATACAATGAAGGCAAGGACACCAATTTTGGCAATGAAGCTTTCAAATTTGTGAAAGGCAAAATTCCTGCACAGAACTTGTGGTATACAAAAGCAGCAATTAACCGTATGGTATTTGATGAAATGCAAGACACTATTGCACCCGGCTATCGTGAGAAGGCTTTACGTAAAGCAGAACGACAACAAGACCGTGAACGTTTCTGGGGTGATGATGTTACCGATATTCGTGCACCTGACTTTGAGCGGGTAGTCCAGTAAACCGCCCAACATACCACTACATAAGCCCTTGTATATATGAACTATATGCGAGGGCTTTTTTATGCGTGATGATCAAACTAAAGAGTTAGAAGAGCTAACTGAAAAAATGACAGATGATCTTATTCAAATTGCATATGCTGCAAGTGAATGTGGTTTTGAAACACCTGAAGATCGCGGTAATAAAGTATGGCTCTACAAGGGGTTGAACCAGTGTGCCTCAGCTATCACAAAAGTTGAGCAAGTTCTTGCATATCGTAGAGGAACATTGCCGCCTTCAAGTACAGATGAAGATACACAGAAAAAACACGAACAGAACCTAATTAAAAAAGCAGAAGCTGAAGCAGAAAAAATTAGACAACGGATGAGCTGATGACTAAACCAAAAATCAGCTTTCTCGCTTTCTTTTTACTTTGGGCGGATGTTCAGAAGTGGAAGGTGCCAGATTTCCACGTACGCGTTTGTGATTTCTTGGAAGCATTCTATTTAATAGTTGGCTGCGTTGCGCTTCTAATGATGCCGCGTGGTCATTCAAAATCAACAATTCTTGATGTCTTTAATGCTTGGGTAATTTACTGTTGGCCTGAAACACAGATATTGCATCAAGGGACAACTGATTCAGATGCGTATAAGTGTAGTAGTGGTACTCGTGATGTGCTTTCTAGGCATCCTTTAACTATTGATTGCGATGCAGTAAAGATCAAAAAGGGTGAAGTTGAGCGTTGGTTTGTCAATGGAACCAATGATGTTCGTTATGGGACGATGTTGGCAAAGGGTATTCTATCTGGTGTGACTGGGCACCGTGCGCACTTTATCCAGAATGATGACGTTGAAACCCCAAAAACAACTGGCACACCTGAAGCTAGAGAAAAGCTTCCTTCTAGATTAAGTGAGCAAACGCATATTGCTATTCCTGGTGCACGTGAACTCTGGATCGGAACTCCTCATACATATGATTCACTATACGAGCAAATTAAAAAATTAAGCGATGTTAGGTGCTTAATCCTAAAAATGTTTGAGCATGAAAAGCGCATAGAAGACACAAAGAAAGGGCAAAAAGTTCTTCTTGATTTTGAGCCTATACATGCATTCACCGGAATAGGAAAAGGATCTAAATATTTTAAAAAGGGTGAAAATTATACATGCATTCAGAAAGGTAATTTATGGGAAGTCACCATTCATGAAGAACACTATCTAATTGATTTCTACTCTGAAGGAATTTGGCCTGAACGATTCACAGCCAAAGAAATGACAAAGAGAAGGGAGAAATGTAAAACCCTTAACGAGTGGGACTCTCAATATCAAATGCATGCTAAGCCTATTGGCGATGTGCGTTTAGATCCAGACAAAATGCTTGCATATGATTGTGAGCCATATATTAAAAGAGCAAATGGTGAACTCATTCTTATGCTTGGTGATCGCCAAATGGTAGGTTGCTCACTTAAGTGGGACCCATCGTCAGGCAAGCTTAAGTCTGATGTATCGTCAGTAGCACTATTTTTCCATGATGCATTAGGTAATAAATACTGGCATCGCTCTATCTCTCTAACGGGTCCTGACGTAATCACAGATGAAGGCGGGAATATTGTAGGCGGTCAGGTCTGGCAGCTATGCGATTTAATCCAAGAGTTCAATGTTCCGCGGGTAGTTGTTGAAACCAACGGGATCGGTGGCTTTGCACCTTCATCACTCAAAGGAGCACTCAAGAAGCGTGGAATCCAATGTGGTGTTACTGAACAACATGCACACCAAAATAAAAATAAACGCATTCTAGAAGCAATGGAAGGCCCTTTAATGTCTGGTCTTTTATGGGCTCATATCTCAGTGCTTGAGGTTGGAGAAGGCGAAAACGTAGAGGATTCACCACAAGTAAAACAAATGCGCGAATGGAACCCAGCACTTAGCAGCCAGCCAGATGACTTCATGGACTCGGCAGCAGGTGCAATCGTTGAGCAGCCTGAACGTATCGGGAAAATACACAACAAAAACGCTGTTAAAGAAGCCGTTAATTGGAGAACAAACGGTGGCGTATACGAAGCCACAGTAGACTTTGATTAGGGGATAGGCTATGGCAGTACCAGAACAGACGCCATTTATAGAATATACAGCGAATGGAACCACTACAGTTTATCCGCTTACGTTTGACTGTGATAAATCTGAATACTTGATTGTATCTCTTGATGGAGAAGAGGCACCAGTTGGGTCATGGAGCCTCAGTGGTGGGTCAATAACTTTCAATTCTGCACCTGCTAATGGTGTGCTCATTACAATTGAAAGAAATACGCCATTCCGTAGAACCACTGAGTATCAATCTTACAACAACTCATTTCGTCCATCACCTGTAAACAAAGACTTTGATTTAATCTGGTGGAAGCTTCAAGAACTTGGGTATCGTGATCAAGTTATTTGGCTTGCTTTAGTTAAAGAGATTTCTGATCGTATTGATGGTGATGAAGACCTACAAAACCAAATAAACACGATTGACGAGTGGCTTGATAATCTACAACAAAACGTAAATGAAAATACGAGTGACATTGCTCAATTAGTTACTGATCTATCAAAAGAAATTGCAGACCGTATAGCTAATGATGAAGCTCTAAAAGAAATGTTCCTCGCAATGATGGATGAAGCCATTAACGAGGGGACAATTAATGCATTAGCCATTACGCATCTTGATTCATGGGAAGCCTTAGAAAGTGTTACTAATGTATGGGACGGACGCACAATCTATGTAAAAGATTTAGGCAACTATTGTTACGATGCATTAACTACATCTTGGGTAAAAGCTTATCAAGATACTGATAATGTAAAAGATGGTGCAGAAACTCAAAAACAAATTAATGCTGCACAAAGTGATTTAAATAATAAAACTATTCAATCAGTTAATTGTGTTGCAGATATTTCAAATTTTAAGCCAAGAAAAAATGGTCAGATTATTTATCTGAAATCTTACTTTCTTGGCAAGGCAACAGGTTGGGGATATCTTGAATATGATCAGACTTCTGTTGAAGTTGCAAATAATGTAACTACTTTTACTTCATCTTATGGGGGTATTTGGCGAAGACAACAGAAAGACCAAAAAGAAATATATGTTGTAGATGGTGGGGTATTATTTGATGGGGTGACTGATAACACAGAAGCCTATCGTCGAATTTGTGCAATGCTTACTTCTGAGTCCACTTTGCGCCTATCGCACGGAACATCATTGACGCATTATTTTGAATTGCCTGCTTTAGGGTGCAAAATTGTTGGTGCAGACTTAACCCATTCAACAATTAAATTGATCGATGCAACCGACTATATCGGATGGAAGGAGTATAATTTCTTTGAAAATTTCCGCATAACCGGGAAGGGTGTTTTTGAAGCTGGGTCTTATTTATTCCGTGATACTCGACCAAACAAAGATACGAAAGCCGATTGCGATATTTTTTGGAAAAATTGTTACTTTTCAGAGGCTGAGTTTATTACAGACGGGTTCGGTCGAGGCTTTAAGTTTGATAATTGCCAAGATTACAACATCCGATATGCTTGGGTTAAGGCAGATTTCCCTGTGAATTTTATTCCAAATGGAACAGATAATGACACATTAGAAACAGGGTTTCGTGGTTTTGTCTTCACAAATAATAGACGACATTATAGCCCAGCTTATTTCCTTTGGAATTTAGGATATAATGCAGCAAATCTACAAGGTGTACAGATCACAGATACGTGGCTGGAAGGTGGTGGTCGCTTTATTGTTGGGAAAGTCAAGGATGCTGTCATTACCGGAACGTGCGGATACCATAGAAATGCAGATTGGAAATACCTAGAATTGACTGGTGGGGAGAACATCTCAATCACTGGAAACACCTTCGCAAAAATGCGGGGCAACACAACAGTTGAGAATGCCTTCATAACGTCCGCTAACGCGATAAAAGGATTGATAATAACTGGTAATGCTTTTCATGGTATAGACCAAGAGATTGTTAGACTGGCGCATTCTGGTGAAACAAGCCAAGACATAACCATAGCTAACAATACATACCAATCATGCTTTTCAACAGGTGCTGGAATATTCAACATAACAAGCGGGGCTATTGATGGAATAACGGTTAAAGAGTCTGGAGTTGTAGCGCCAAATTCTTCTTGGATTCCGGTTAGACGCTCTGCTGGTTTAAGCGTAGCCAACCATAAAATTGATGTGAATTGTTCAGTATCTCCTTACGTACACAATTTTTCTCGCGGGAACTCTCTTGGGTCGTCAAGAAAGCAGGGTATTTACAACGGCACTGGCAATACTGCAACACAAACAATAGTAGTTGGCTATGAGCCACGTAATATTAGAGTAACTGGTTCTGATGGTACTATTTGTATTCTGCCATATGGTACGAATACTCTTGCTAACGGATTGGCGATTGGCACAGCACAAGACTTCACTGCTACAGGAAATGCCAACAAGTCAGGTGTGACTTATTTCTGGGAGTCAGATTAATCCATGTGCTTAACTTATCAATCATGGTTATTGTATACTAAGCAAGTACTTCTGTTAGATGTTAGATGAAATGAAAAAAATCATACTTTTGATGGTTTCAGTTTTTGTGATTGGTGTAATCTTTGCACTTGATTTAAAGGATTTAAATCAAGTGCAAATTGTCAGAGCTGCAAAAGTTCAGTGTTATTTTGATAAGTGCCCTGAAATTGCAGTAACAAAAAGGAATGGAAACGAATACTATACAATTTTTTTTAACAATCAACCTTCCAAGATTTTGAAAGCAACATTCCAAATAGATGGAAGGATCGCAACTGTATATAGAAAAAAACCAGATGTAAATGATACAACATTTATTGAAGGCCGTGCAAATGGGCTTTCAGGCGAGATTCTAAAGGGCCGTGATGTCAGGCTTACTTTACTCTTAGAAGATTCGACGGCTTTGTTGCACAAATAGACGAAAGGTAGAGTTGTTCTAATCTTCAGATATTTATGCAACAGCCACCGTTTTAGCTGTACCAAGTTGAGTAAATTTATTCAAAATATCGACTCTTATTTGCAAGTCAACCACCTGACGATTAAAGCATCGACTAGATACACCTTGTCCAAGTCGTTTCAAGGCAAACATTTTAGCCTCTATTCGGGATCGTCGATGATAACCAATATCTCGTTTCCACTGCTTTTGACCCTTGTCCCAACAGCCTTGTACTGCATGATTCCTTGCTTTACCAATTTCATTTTCTGCCCATAAAGCAGCATTGGAACGAGGAGGGATAATTACATTTGCTTGCCGTTTCAAAATCGCATCATAACAATTCACTGTGTCATAAGCACCATCAGCCGTGACAGATGCAATGGGTTCATCAATTTGATCTAAAAGAGGTTGGAGCATTTCAGCATCACCATATTGGCAGGTCGTGACTTCAACCGCTTGTATTTCTCCACTGTTTGCATCTGTCGCAAGATGTAATTTCAGCCATTGACGATGTTGGTTTACGCCATGTTTTTTACGCACCCATTCCCCATCACCTGTAACTTTGATCCCTGTGCTATCAACTAAAATATGCAAGTCTTCCTGTGGATTTTTTGCTGATTTATGTAGAAGTGGCTGGAGCTTATCTGCTCGCCGACTCAATGTTGAGAAGTCTGGAACATTCCAGTCGAGGTGAGCCATTTGCAAAAAGCTTTGAATGAAACCTTGTGTTTGGCGTAAAGCCAGTTGGAACAGGTTTCGTATCGTCAGGGCAAATTGAATTGCTATATCAGTGTAGGTAGGTTGACGTCCTTTTTTTCCAGTAGGTGTTGCAGACCATTGCATTTGGGGATCAAACCAAATGGTGAAAGCACCCCGTTGACGTAAAGCCTGATTGTACTCAGACCAGTTCGTTGTTTTGTATCGGCTTTTTGATTCTGTATTCATCTAACATGTATGGGGATGAAATTTATTTATGCAACAAAGCCAGATTCGACAAAACATAACTTTACTGTCAAGAGTGAAAGTAAGACAAGTAATTTTTTTGATGAATTGAAAAATAATTACAAGCGAATTTAATATTATGGTTTATATTAGCATACTTTTTTTTATATCGATTTATCTATACTCAGTTCGAAATAAAGTTAGTCCATATTTATTTAAGCAGCTCTTGGTTTGGATTCCATGTATAATAGTTTTTCTTATACCTATGGCATTTCAAAAAAATGTAGGAACAGACTATGTTTCCTATATAGAGATATATAAGTATGATAGCTTAAGGTGGCTTTATGAAAGCAAACAAGAATACTTGTTTTTATGGATAATTGATTTAGCAAAATTTTTTGGTAGCCCTCAATTTATATTTATTATCTTTGCACTGATAGTTTCTACGTTCTTCTTCATAACACTTCACTTATACAGAAAAAACCTTGCTTATAAGCCATGGCTTTTTTTCTTTATATATTTCACATCCACCGGAATATACAACACATCTTTCAATACTCTTAGACAAAGTGCTATTGTGGCAATATTGCCTATATTGCTGTACCTTTTTTATAAAAGAAAAGACTTTTTATTCATACTCATAACTATAACACTATCTTTTTTACATAAGTCTGCACTTTTATATTTATTATTTTATCCTATTTTACTTATACCAAATTCAAGGAAAATCTATTTATTAGTTTTTTTCTTAAGTTCAATCGTCTATGCCTTAAATTTCAATTCAATTGCGACCGCGCTATCTCAGTTGCCAATATTTTCTTCAATCTTTGGAAATTATGCATACTATGTAAATAGTGATTTTTTTGATGGTGGTCCAATATTATCTATTCTAACAAAACTATACTATTTACCAATATTTGCTATTTTTTGGTTGTTGTATTTAAAAGATAGGAATATAAATAATTTTCTTGATCTTTCTATAAAGATTTGGTCTCTAACATGCTTTATGATTATTCAAATGGTGCATATTGGTATTTTTTACAGATTTTGGAACATGTTTGCTTTTTTTTATATTTTCCCAATTTATTATGTTATAGATCATTTTATTAAAAAACGAAATGGATTGATGGTTCTAGCTATTCTTTTATACATATTCCTGCCCTACGTTGTGAAGGTGGTTTTATTTCCATCTGCTGAATATAGCTATAATTTCTATAACTTTTTGTTTTAATCACACAACAAAACCTCTCAAGCCCTAGCTTTTAATAAGTTAGGGCTTTTTTATTGCCGAAATTAGGGGGAAGGCATGTCAGATACAGAAAGTTATGGTATCCGCTTAGAAAAGAAAGTGGATGATATTCGGCAAGAGGTTAAGTCGCTATCAGAGAGCTTAATTCAGTTAAAAGCTATTAATGAACACCAGAAAGCCCAAAGTGAAGAGAACGCAAGAAAGATTGAGAAACTTGAGTCGGGCGCTCAAAAAACAGAAGGTGCTATTACTTTCCTTAAGTTTTTTGGCGGGTTTGCACTTACTGGAATGATCACCTTTTGTACTTGGATTGTTTCAAATAACCAAGCTTTGCATCAGCGCATTTCAGACACCAATCAAAAGGTTGCAGTCATTGAATCAAAGATTGCATTTAGGGGCACTCCATGAATGGTGAGAACACACGTACATATTTAGCCTTTGCAGCTATAGCAATCTCCTTTTTCTGTGTGATTGGTCTTTTCTTTATTGAAATGCCAGAGAAGAACCGAGACTTAATTAATGTGGCACTAGGTGCGATTCTTGGTTGGTCTGGAACTGTAGTGGCTTTCTACTTCGGATCTAGTGACAAGCAGCGTAAAGAGGGAATAGGCAATGATGACATTCGATAAGGCTTTTGATCGTTTGATTGGTCATGAAGCTGGTTATTCTAATGATCGTCGTGATCCGGGTAACTGGACAGGCGGCATTGTTGGTAAGGGTGTATTAAAAGGCACAAAGTTTGGTATTGCTGCAAACACCTATCCAAATCTAGACATCAAGAACCTAACCATTGAACAAGCAAAGCAAATCTATAAAAAGGATTGGTGGGATAAGTTAGGGGCTGACTCATTACATCCAGCTATTGTATTTCAGCTTTGGGACTTTGCAGTCAATGCAGGCAAGAGTAGAGCATTGAAAGAACTTCAACAAGTGGCTGGTGTTCCTGACGATGGAATTATAGGCCCTAAAACTATTGCAGCAGTAAAAGCAATGGATGTTAACGATGTCTTGTTAAAGCTTACTGCAGAACGTTTGAAGTTCTACACATCATTAAGCACATGGGCCACATATGGCAAAGGGTGGACGAATCGTGTTGCTGAGAATCTCATCTATGCAGCTCAAGACAATTAG